AAGACAAAGTTTACATGAGTAATTTGTGTCAAGAGATTACATTGCCTACTAAGCCACTTAATCATATTGATGATGAAGAAGGTGAAATTGCATTGTGTATCCTAAGTGCTATTAACGTAGGTACTATCAAAGACTTAAATGACTTAGAAGAACTATGCGAACTAGCAGTAAGAGCATTAGAAGAAATTATTGATTATCAAAAGTATCCTATTAAGGCGGCTGAGAAATCAACTAAAGCAAGACGTAGTTTAGGTATAGGCTACATTGGACTTGCACACTATCTTGCCAAGCATCAATTAGCATACAACCATAAAAGAGCTTGGAAGAAAGTACATGATTTGACAGAAGCCTTTCAATACTATTTGTTAAAGGCATCAAACAAACTTGCAAAAGAACGCGGAGCATGTGAGTATTTTGGACGAACTAAATATAGTGATGGCATACTGCCAATCGATACTTACAAAAAAGAAGTTGATGAGCTAGGAGACTTTAAATTAAAATATGATTGGGATACTTTACGCACAGACATACAACAGCACGGTCTTAGGCACAGCACATTGTCCGCACAAATGCCTTCAGAGAGCAGTTCCGTTGTGTCGAACGCAACAAACGGAATCGAACCACCTAGAGGGTACTTGTCCGTTAAGAAAAGCAAAAAAGGGCCTCTTAAGCAGGTTGTTCCACAGTATACTACATTAAAGCAACACTATACATTATTATGGGATATGCCAAGTAACGAAGGTTACATTAATATCGTAGCAGTAATGCAGAAGTTCTTTGATCAAGCTATTAGTGGTAATTGGTCGTACAATCCAACACACTTTGACAATAATGAAGTGCCAATGAGTGTTATGATAGGTGATTTGTTAAACACGTATAAGTATGGATGGAAGACTTCATACTACCAAAACACTTATGATTATAAGACAGACGGTGAAATAGCATTTGATGATGCAAAACAACAACCGGTGGCTAGAGAAGAATTCACAGGATCAGATGAAGAGTATGAAGAACATTGTGAGGCATGTGCAATTTAAAGGTTGACACGCTGATACAATGATGTTATTATAGTAAAGTTATGAGATAAAGGAAAAGAGATGGCAAAAACAGTATTTAATCAAGAGAAAGTAGACTTCACCAAGAGCACAATGTTCTTTGGACCTGACCAAAACACACAACGTTATGATGTGTTTAAGTTCCCAGAGTTTGATAAATTGAATCAAACTATGCTAGGATATTTTTGGAGACCTGAAGAAGTTAGTTTGCAAAAAGATAGAGCAGACTTTGCTAACTTTAGACCAGAACAAAAACATATCTTTACTAGTAATTTAAAGTATCAAACACTACTAGATAGTGTACAAGGACGTGGTCCTAGTTTGGCATTCTTGCCACACGTATCACTACCTGAGCTAGAAGGTTGTATTGTTACTTGGGACTTCTTTGAAACAATACATTCACGTTCATATACACATATTATGAAGAACGTGTATGCAGATCCTACTGAAGTCTTTGATACAATCTTAGATGATAAAGAAATTCTAAAACGTGCTACCGCAGTTACTAAAAACTACGATGCGTTTACAGAAGCGGCGGATGCTTACATCCATCGTAAGGAAGGCAACATGCGTGATGTTAAGAAGAAATTATTCTTAGCAATGCATAATGTTAATATCCTTGAAGGACTACGTTTCTACGTTTCCTTTGCTTGCACATTTGCCTTTGCTGAATCCAAAGTTATGGAAGGCAGTGCAAAAATTATTTCGTTAATTGCAAGAGACGAAGCAACACATTTGAACCTATCAACTTCTATTCTTAAGAACTGGATCAAAGGACTTGACGATAAAGAGTTTGCTGATATTGCTAAAGAGTGTGAAGAAGAAGTATTAGACATGTGGCGTGAATGCGTTAACGAAGAAAAAGCGTGGGCAGATTATTTGTTTAAGGACGGTGCTATCATTGGACTTAACGAAGAACTGTTGTATCACTATGTGGAATATATTGCTAACCGTAGGCTTAAAGCATTAGGTTACAAGCCCATTTATGATCGTCCGCTTAATACTAACCCACTACCTTGGACACAACATTGGTTGAGTTCGTCAGGATTACAAGTGGCTCCACAAGAGACTGAAGTAGAGTCGTATATCATTGGCGGGATCAAACAAGACGTAGACAAGGATTCACTGAAAGGATTTAGTCTATGACACGTCAGGACGTAATAATCTATAGTAAGCCTAACTGTCCTTCTTGTGTTAAAGCAAAGTCTTTAATGGATAGAATGAACGTTAGTTACAAAACAGAAATGATTGGCACAGATATACAGCCAAGTCAACTAATGGCACTCTTTGAAGAGAAAGGGTTGCCAGCACCAAGGACTGCTCCGCAAGTCTTTATCGGTGAAGAACATATTGGAGGCTATGAAGCATTAGTTTCTTATATTGAAAACACTGGGTGGAACGGAACAGGACACACAATATAATGTTATTAGAAGTAAGTTATAAAGATGGCGACACAATTAGTTTTAAAACTGTAGCAGGAGAAGAAGTAATTGCACGCCTAGTAAAAAAAGAAACAGATTCAATGAAGGTTAAGAAGCCAATGGCTCTTACTATGACTAAAGACGGTATTGGCATGGTGCCATTTACTTTTACTGTTGGTCGCGATAGCGAACTAGATATTAACTTATCAACTATTGTGTTTATTGCTAAGACTGAAAAGGGAATGGCAGACCAATACATTGAATCAACAACCGGCATAAAGATTAACTAAAAGGAGATAAAGATGTCAACAATTCACGAGCAAATCGTTGCACAGTACGAATCGTACCTAGCAGAGAACGATAAATTTGAAGGCGGTACTAAAGCGGCCGCGGCTAGAGCTAGAAAAGCACTAGGCGAAATGGGTAAACTTGCAAAAGCAAAGCGAGCTGAAATCCAAGATAAAAAAAATAATATGTAATAAATACTGTATAGGGCGTAGGAATTGTTTCTACGCCCTGTATACTTTAAGAAGGGCAAGACATGAAACAGGGCAAATTAAAATGGTACAATCACGTAAAGGGATATGGGTTCATATCACGTGAAGAAGGACAAGCAGATCTATTTGTACACATTTCAGAGTTTCGTAAAGCAGGCGTAAAGAAGGTAGTTGAAGGCATGGTTATCGACTATGAACTTGACGACCACAATGGCAAGCCTGTAGCAATTGATATAGCAATCATTCACACACCAGAACAGTAAAGGATAGTCTAGCGTATGGAAGGTTTAATAATTCTATATGGACTATTCGTTAAACATGCTATTGCTGACTTGGCAATGCAATCTTTACGAAAGACTCCCGGAGATAAAAGTGACCTTAAAAGTCCTAAGGGATATATTCATGCGGCAGATCACGCCGGACTTACCTTTATAGTTATAGCTTTATTAACTAATAATGTTGTTATATCTATATCAATAGCATTACTAGATTATATACTTCATTTTACTATCGATTATTTTAAAACAAAATTAATAAAAAAATGTAAATGGACCCCGTCAGATAATAGTTATTGGATAACACAGACAATAGATCAAATATTACATTATACTTGTTATCTTTCTTACATTCTTCTCTTGACATCTACCTAAAAAGACTGTATAAATATATATGTAACGTTGAAGCAATTCAAACGCTATACAGGACCCGGGGGCGGTACCCGGCGACTCCACCATAAACACATTTACCGAGTGTGCTTATGATGGGGTCGAAATAGGATCGACTGGTAGTTAATAGATGTTGTGGAGTTGCCCGGATGTAAGCTCGGTTAACGCGAACGAACCTTATAATTGCAAAAGCAACTATAAACAACGGCGAATTTACTTTCGTGAACTTCGGTGCACTTAATGACTTCGCTGTCAATGAGGATTTTGCCCTAGCGGCATAATCACTCGGGGTTGGCGACTTACCTAGCAACAGAAAAGTCGCACTTTAACTATGTTGCCTGCCATTATAAATACTTCGTGCCAAAAACGCACAACACATCTAAATGGTTAGATAACTATACATTGTAGACAAAAAGAACTACACTTCATATAAAAGAGGAAAATAAATGAAAAAGACTTTAATAACCGCCGCTATGGTGGCGATGTTAGGGACATCTGTTATGGCAGACGACTTTGACAATACTGCAATCAAAATGACTGCAAAAACAGATGATTATTCGATTAGTGTTAAAGATAAAAAGACTGGCGCTACTGAATTTCACCTGCGTGGTGATGTAGGACCAATTGACGCAACAATAAAATGGAAGCGTGATGGTGCTGTAGATAACTATGCATTGAAAGCAGAAAAGAAAAACAAAATAGCAACAAGCCCACTATATGTTGGTGCTCATGCTGAGTTTATGTTTGGCGACAGCTATACAACAGATACACGTACAATGGACCTAGAGCCATATATTGGTGTAGAACATGCGTTTGGTAAAGTAACACCATTTGCAGAAGTAGGCTACACATGGCAAGCAACTACAAATGATATTATTGACTTTGATCGTAATTCAAGTTACATTGAATTTGGTGCCAAGTATGCATTATCAGAAGCGGTAGACATGAAACTTAAGATTAAAGAAAAGCGTGACTTAGACTTTAATAATCCAGGTGACATGAATGCACAGTTAGGACTTACATTCAAATTCTAAAGCAGTTTTAGAACTACACTTAAAAGGCTCCTTCGGGGGCCTTTTTTTATGGCTGAAAGATAATAAATACTCGTATAACCAAGGAGGGTTATGAAGTTACATAAAAACTTTGAAGCACATGAAACACAACCAAAGAAGACAAGTATAGGAAGCAATCACAGTAGAACAAAGTTTAGTTCTATGAACAAAAGTAAGAAACGTTCTTACAAAAAATACAAAGGACAAGGGAGATAGATTATGGAAATGTTCGTATTAGTATTAAGTATGTGGGGAAAGACAGCAATGGGAGAATGGTTATACATTGGAAACCAATATGCATATAACACCCCAATGACCCAAGTACAGTGTGAATCACTTATTGCAAGAGAAGCATGGTCACACAACTTAACGAACGAGTTCTATCGTATACAATTAGATTGTATGCCTGAAGGTAGTGAAATCAAGGAGAAGTAAATGGCAAAAGAGCCTGACGACCAAGGTAAGTTAGAAGTTAGTGTTCGTATATTAGGTAACGAACTTATAGGTCTTAAAATGATAGTAGATGATTTTAAAATGAAATGGTTAGTACTTGGTGTAATAACTATTGTTGCACTAGGTTGGGCTGGTAGTACATTTGGTCCTGCACTATTTGATATGGTAGGTCCTAGCGATGTTTAGTAAAGAATGTAAATTACATTTAGAATCAGTTAATCAAAAACCTTTAGAGCATATGGCAATAGCATTAAAAACAGCAGTAAAGTTACAACTGTTAGTGCCTGCTCTAATAATACACAGTATAGCACCAAGGTGCTTTTCTAACACAGCAACTAATGTTATGAAAAATATATTGAAAGATCGGGATGACTGATGTGGCAACGGTTTCGCAAATGGTTAAACATAGACCATATTGTGGACCTTGCTGTCGACTTGTTCTTAATACTGTTTGATGTATTATCTTCACCTATACTAATCGTAATGAGATTGTTACGTTGGATAGTAGGTAAGTTTATGTTAGATGGTTTGAAGAACAAAATTAAAAGATTGATACATTGGACAATGGGTAAACACCCGTTAGTGCAAATTTGGATTTGGACAATGACAATATGCGGAGTTGCCCTTATCCTTGTATTGATGTGGATCTTTGGACAAGCGTTCGGAGAACTTGTAACAGAAACATGGGGCAAAGAATAATGGAACCAAATGAAACTGAAAGAACCGCTATAGAGTTTAGCGAAGATGGCAAGGTAGAAACTATTACAGTTGACCCTGCTACCATGGGTGATGTTCAAGCAGGCATAGAGTTTATCTATCATATGCGAGAACACATATTAGATGTAGGAGTAGCAACAGTGTATTTGTTTGTATGTTATGCTCTTTATCTATGGTTAAAGAAGGTTATTAAATAGTTGGCACAGGTGGAAGGAATCGAACCCTCAGTTGCTGGTTTGGAATCAGCCGTGTTACCATTACACCACACCCATAAAAAAACCCCTAATAAAATTAATTACTAGGGGCTTATAATATAACTTTTTAAAAAGTCACATCAAGACATACCCCTTTGTAGTGGCCAATATGTAATATATATTGTATTAGTCTTGAACATGTATCTTTTCCTTTTGTTTCTATATTACTAATATACTACTTTTATTTATCTGTGTCAACCACTAACATAGACTTTTCAAGTACGTATGGTATTTTACTTTTTAACTGTGCAATTTCTAGTTTAAGTTCTTTGTTACGATATGCTATTGTATGCGCCTGTTGCTTCCAATACTCTAGTTCCAACTTTTGTTACTCCCAAAAAACATATGCCAAAACATCCACATAAGTCCAACTAACGGAACAGCTAGACATAACACAAGAAAAACTATTAATACAACCATCGCCGTTAGTTCTAACATTTATACTACTCCTTGTGGTAAAAGTTTATAAATTACTAAACATATGTTTAGTGCTGCTATTGCAGTTAGTATCATTCTAAACGCTAGGCTATCTTGCTTAGTTGCTTCTACTGCACAAAATATACCTACCCATACATTAGCTACAATTAACAAAGTTAAGTCCATTATCACACCTCTAAGTCATTTAATAGTTTACAGTTGTATTCAATAGTTCTCCAAGGACCATCTACAGGTAACTCCTCGTGTAACACTTTTTCATTTACACATTTATTTTTTGTATTAGTTTCTAATACTGTTTGTGTAATACAACGGTCTGTTGTGCAAACACTTAATACTAATACCCATATAATTTCCATCACCTGCCTCCTACATCTATACACATTGCTATGATAGCAAATACTACAGGGATTGCAACCGCAATGATTATAAGTTCGTTAGTCATATCTATCACCTTTGTTGTTTGTTTCCTTAATACAGTTGTAGCATGAAAAAGGAAAGTACGCAAGAGTGCAAAAGTATAGAAGTATGCTAATTAGTCGGGGTATGAAAGAAAAATATCAAAGTACATGCCCTTGGGATCAACTCTTATCGCTGGAGCACTTATACGATCCAGTGATTTGTTGCGGGCATTCTTTTGTTTGAACTGCGCCAGTGCAAGGGTTAGTTCGCCTTCCATTGGCTGTTTAAATTTAAATGGAGTGGCTAGTTCAACGTATACTGATACAGTCCAACCTTTGCCTAATTCTTTTGTATTACTGTAAACAGCTTCTGCCACTGTCCATGTCTCGTCGTCAAACCTTGCACCACTACGCTTTGCTCCACGTTGGGCTTGTTTAATTACTTGGGTTAGTACTAGTTTTTCTGCGAGTGTTTGAGCCTCTTGACGTTGGGCTCTATGACTTGGGCTTAAAGATTTTAAGAAACTCATCAGCTATATTTATTAATTT